ATGGCTATATCAAAATATACACTGCCTAGAGCGGTCAACGGAGAGCAGATAATCTTTATTAATAAAGATGGCAAAACAATATCCAGTGTTAAGAAAGGAACCAAAGGAAAATTGGGTAAAGGTTGGGTGATTGGTGTCTCGATTAATGGGAAGCAGGAAAAGGAAAGAATAACAACCAAAGTACCAATATTAGACCAAGAAATTACATGTATAGCTAGGTTGGAAATTATCCATGATATGCTTAAGCAAGGCTTGAACCCTTATGATGAAGGTGATAAAAATAAGTATGCAGGCGTAAATGAAATTATAGATACTCGCATAACGGTTAAAGAAGCCGTTGACATATATGAAAAATTCCTCAAAGATAATCGTGTTACTGATGACATACCAAAAATCAAAAAGCGTTTAGATTTCATTGTCAAGAAGTTCGAAAATAAACTTTTGGAAAATGTTACTCCAATAGACATGGAAGCGGTTATACATAGTCTTGTCAAAGACAATATATATGCTGATTCAACTTTGAAAAATGTTAAAAGTAATTATTCTACATTTTTTAAGCACTTTATTAAAAAAAGAATAATTTTTAGCAACCCAATGGAAGATGTATCAAATATTGTATCAAATAAGGACACGGAAGATAAGAATGAGCCTTTCAGTGATGAACACTTCGAAAAGATAATGGAAGCTGTTAAAACTCATAAAAAGCTTTATTTATTTACTTCGTTTATGTACCATACTTGTGCAAGACCTACAGAATTGAGAAATTTAAAAAAGCAGAACATCAAAGATAATTTCATTCAATTCAAAGCATCAACAGCAAAAAATAAGACTAAACAGACCGTGGATATTACGGAGCCATTACGCAAGCTTATCACTGAATTAAATCTTGATGGTGCAGATAATGATGATTATATATTTTCAAATGATTGTACAAAGCCTGATGGCGAAACATGGGGAAAGAAACAATTATACATCAATCATTTTTCCAATCTTTTCAGAGAGGGTATTTTAAAGCCCTTGGGGTTGTACATCGGTACGGGATATAATCTATATTCATTCAAGCATACTTCAAATATACACAAGCTTTTGGACGGTTGGTCACAGATAGAACTCTCTGTCATCAACAGACACAAGAGCCAAAAAAGTACGGAATCTTACATTAAAAAGATTGCTAAGTATGTTAAGATACAAGAGAGGGTAATTAGAGAATTATAAATTTATAAGGGGGCTAAATTAAAGCCCCTTTATTATTTATGTTTCCCAATGATAGGGCTTAAACTATTTGCAAATTTTTTCTCTATAACTTCCATATAGTCCGCTAAATCCTCATTAAATTCATATACATGTATGCGTAGCTTTAGGCCCATTTCTGTAGCCCAATGATGTAATTGCAATCCATGAGAATTTGATAATTTTCCGCTTTTATGGGTATGGTATCCTAGGTGCATAATTATTCGTCCCCAAGCGCATTTCTTCACCTTTCCCACATATAATATTCTACTATCTAAAGGGAAAGTCTTTTTTATGGCAGGTCTGGTTTTTCCTTCCATAAGCTGAATTTTATGTATTATATCAATTGATGTTTCATTTGAAACAACTTCAAAAACATAAACGCATGGGCTATTTTCGATTTGTTGAAGTTCAGAAAACATTTTGCGGAATTTATCGCTGTCACGAATATCTTCATAAACAAATTTCTCTTCCAAATCATTTGAGTCAATTTCAAATTGTTGGACACTTTTGTAGCCGTTATTTGCTACGATTTGAAATGAATTAGCGATGTCATTTCCCCATGACTTAATGGTGTTACTTTCTATTAAATTCATAAAAACGGTTGTTAATAAATATGTGGAGTAAAGATAATAAAAATCTCCTAACAAAAGATTATAAGCCCGTAAAGGTGCAATTTCCGCCATTACCAGTGTAAATGAATTTAAGGGGGCTAATTAAAGCCCCTTTTTTTGTACCTAAAATCATAACACGTATTTATGCAAAATATCCAATTGCTTTTTGCTCAATGTACCCCTTTCGGTGAATTGCTCTTTTATGCTTTTGGAGAATTTTTTTAAGAAATTTCCTCTATTATTTTTAGCGATTTCAATCAATTTTTCAATATTTTCAGCAATTTCGGGATTGAAATCAAGTTCTTTTTGCTCAAAAAATGTATCAATATCGACACCTATATGTGCAAGCAAAATTTCATTTATTTCTTTTACTTTATCCCATTTTTTTTCTTGATATTCATCTATATCATTATCCGTAATTAATTCATTATCATGTAAATGCATTAACAATGAATAACTAATAATGGCATATTTATTTGTCTGTAACTTTTTTAGTCCGTTGGTGAAATTTACACCGATTTTTACATCGATGAATTTATCGGCACAGCTACTTCCTATAATAGCCTTATTATTATTTACCTTATTGACGAAAATGAGATGTCTTTGAAGGTGCTGACCACATACACATATTTCTTCGGTGGCACTATATTTTTTAAATACCCATTCTTTTTTAGCTTGCTCATAATTAGTTGACAATGATAATTTTAATAAGTTTTTTTCAAATTTTTCTTTTTTATTCATTTTAGCTTTTTTTATAAATACTCCAAAAAATATTTTTTTTCAACTTTTTTGACAACTATTTTTAAAATAAATATACACCGACTTTACACCGTCATTACACCTGATTATACGGTGTATTTATTACCTACCTTTTTTACCTACCATTATACACCGACAAAGCACCTGATTATACACCTGATTATACACCTGATTATACAGGTCATTATACAGGTCATTATACAGGTCATGATTATTAATCATTTTTAGACGATTTAAGACACTTTATATTAATCTGAATACTTTATACTATTGAGGTATATTAATTGATTATATAGCTTTATTTAGCTTTTAAAATCGTTACTATAGGGTATTCAAAAAGGGGGGCGGGCGGAATTCTGTCTATGTTGAATGCATTCATACGGTATATCTCTATAACCTTGGACGATAGTCATTTTTTTACGTTGAGATATTCAAATTATCTTAACCTCATAATCTATACTATAATGTTGGATAATAGAATATTAATGTAATGATTACTTTTGAAGGATAGAATTAAACTATTACAATTACTGTTGAATATACTGTAATGATTACTGTTAAATATTATATTCCAATACCATTACCAATACCTAACGGTATATCAATTAAAATTGAAATAAAGAGATATAAGATATTATTTGTTAATTATAATACTTTGTACTGTTGAGATATAATAATTGATTGTATAGCTTTATTTATACCTATAATTGAATATAATAATATTACTTACCTTCAACAGTTGAGATTAATATAAATTATTGAATAGAATAATATTTAACTACCTTCAACATTATACATACAATTAATAATATATAAATATAGAATAACAATACTTATACATATTATATACAATTCTATACAGATATATAACAATTATAGTATCTTATTTATGTGTATAACACCTGTATAATATATTAACATTACAATATATTAATTCTGTAATAGTATAATTTAATAATTCTATAATATAATAATATTCTAATTTATATAATATCAATAATTCTATAATATAATAATATATGTAGGTAAGATTTTAGAAACTTTTTAGAAATAAAATAGAAATAAATTAATACAGTATAGGTAATAAATTTTAAAAAGGTAGGTAAGATTTTGTGTTGTATGTAGGTAATAAATTAAATAAAAAAAATATACATAAAAACTTGTTTTTTTTTGTTTTTGCTATATATTCGTTATAAGTGGTTCCACCGCTAAGACTATCCAACTAATTCGAGGTTGGAACATTTTTCCAAAAGATTTTAAAATAATTAAAAATAATTTGATTGATAATCAGTTTGTTATGTTTTTTTTAAAAAATATACTTCAAACTTGCTTATTAGTGTACTATTTATAATTAAACAATAAAATGTTGTCATATCCTGATAAGGGGGAGTAATTACCCCCCATATCAAATTAAAAAGGAATGATGACAGTAAAAAGCAAATAAATAATAAATATATATGACAACAACAACAAAAAACAACAACAAAGAGACAATTAAGTTAGATATTCCAACAACATTGTTAAATGAACTAGAAGTGATTTTTGAAAGTGAAAAATCAAAAGTTTTTAAAAAAATATTATTCATCGTTTACCTCATTAATCAGGGAACTTGGAATCTTAAAACGAAGCAGTATAACAGCTATTACGAACTTTCAATTAATCACATGAAAGGTTATCTATCATTGAATAAAATGATGTCACCAATCATAAATACATTGATTGAGAGGGGTGTGATTAAAAAGAGTGGTATCGGAATCAATGGTAATAATTACACTAAATATTCTATGATTCAACCATTTTCATTTTCAAAAATGGATAAAAATGATGTTACAACTATCTTTCTAACAACAGAAGATGGTGCATACGTCAACAAGTATATCAATGATAATTATATAGTCAAATATTCAGTGAATAAAGCTAATAGAGAATTAAAAACGGTTGAAAAAGAAGTAGTTAATATCGAAAAGGTAGGTAAGATTTTAGAAAGAAATAATATGGATTTAGAAAAAGAAATTGAAATTCTAAAGGATATGGTTGCATCTATGCAGATGCAAATCGAACAACAAAAAGAGCAAATAAATCAGTTAGTTAACAATAGTATTAACCATGTGGTTGCTCAACCTTCAACAGTGATTGAAGAAGTTGTTAATTACAATCAATACTTTGAACCTCAATATGTTAACGATAGCGAGGGGAATTTAGTAAGTAGCAGTGAAGATGTATATGCATCGACGTTAATAGAGCGTAAAAATATAAAAGGTGCTGATACACTATTTTTCAAAAATGAAGAAGTGGAAGCAGAAAATAAAGTAGACTTCAATATAGAAGCTTTTATTGTACCCGATACTAATAACGAAATAGTATTCAATAATGACGTTCAACAAGTTGAAATAAAAGAAGTAAAGCAAGTAGAAGAAGTAACAGTCAGCGAGAAAGAAGCTACAGTAATGCGTATATGTGGCCGTCACATTAAAGATATTAAGACCAAAAAAGCATTAACAAAATATGTGATGAATGCTGAATGTATAGATGTACAGGTGATTATAGGTAATGGTATAAGTGGTGCAACTGCAACACGACTATATAACGAGTTGCTACAAGTTATTTAATAAAATATAAGGCTAGGGAATAGGCTGTTAATTAATATTCCATTTTGATTATTTCATAAATTTTTGTTTTCAAGGGGCTTTAATTAGCCCCTTTTTTTATACCTATTTTTTTATACGCTTCACAAAATTCCCATTCTACATTATATTATAAGAAAAATAATTTATCTCATTATCAGTTAATTAAAAAATAAATTGAAAAAATATTAATAAAAAAGTGAATTATTTTTTTGAAGTGATATTTATAATAAAGAAAGCAACAAAGATGACATTAAAAGAATATGCTGATATAACAATGCAGGAAATAAAGAAGGTGTTAACACAACAACAATTGAATAACATATATCTCGGAAGCACAATAAAGGGAATAAGAGACACTTACATCGATGATGAAGTGATGGTGACACAAGTACAGTATATGAAGGATATACAAAAAGTGATGGAGAAAAAAGAAAAGTATGAGATATGCCAAAGACTCCAAAATATGATAATAGAGTTGGGTGGCAGAATTGAAAAAAATAGAAAGAATAAAAGAGTAAATAACAAGTAATAATGGAAATAGTAAATAACAAAAATGGACAAACATTAAGTAGTAGAGAGATTGCCGAATACGCAGGAAAAAATCACAGTGATGTGATGCGAGCAATTCGCAAAATGGAAAAATCTTGGGTTGAGGTTAACCAAAGTAATTTTGCATTGGTTGAATATGTGGACGGAAAAGGGCAAAAAAGACCTGAATACTTATTAACGAAAAAAGAGAGCCTTTATATCGCAACCAAATTCAATGACGTTGCAAGAGCGAAGTTGATTAACAGGTGGGAAGAACTGGAACAGCAAGTTCAAAATAATCAATTCCAAATTCCAACAACATTAAGCGGTGCATTGCTATTGGCATCCCAACAAGCCGAGCAGATAGAACAACAACAATTGTTATTACAGCAAACCAATAATCAATTAAATGAGGTAAGCACAAAGGTAAATGAACAAGCAACGTTATTAAATGAGCAAGCACCAAAGGTTGTTTTTGCTGATGCAGTAAAAGAAAGTGCAGATAGCATTTTAATCGGTCATCTTGCCACACTTATTAGTCAAGCAGGCTTTACAATTGGTCAAAATAGATTATTTCAACTTCTTAGGGATTTAGGCTATTTGGGTAGCGTTGGAGAAAAGAAAAATAAGCCTCTTCAACACGCTGTCGAAGATGGATTATTTGAGTTGAAATACAGCGAATATGTTGACAATCAAGGTAAAAGAAAAATGACAACGGTAACAAAAGTAACTCCAAAAGGTCAAGAATTTTTTATCAATTTATTTAAAATATAAAAGTATGTGGGATATAATAGGATATAGCATAATTATCGGGATGGTGGTCAATATGATTACTTCCATCCCTTTATACGCTTATTTGAACAGATTAGGCAAACCATTTTCATGCATTTTTTGCCTAACATTTTGGATTTGTGTCGTGATTGGCACATTTAACATGGCACCACTTCCAATAACGAATTGGTTGCTTGTGACATTATCAGCTCCGTATGTGAGCGATATTATGGAGCGGTTGAAAAACGCTCTACCGATTAAGTTGAAATAATAGAAGTTGAACAATAATAAAGAAGAAGAATTTGATAAAAATTTACTAAAAAGAAAAGACGAAGCAATTACCGAATTATACCTAACAGGACGATACAAAGGACGATACATGGGTAGAGAGTCATCAAGCGGACATAATCCTATCGTACATTATATAAGTGGATGGCTAAAAATAAAGGGATGGAGCGATGAAAAAATAAGTAGGGAAATGGGGGATTTTTATAACGAATTATTCAAAGAGGTTTATTTAATTAAGCTCGAAAAATGGCCTGAATTATTAGACAATCCCCGAAAGATGACCGCAACAATTTGCCTGATGGCTCAACGTCATTTATTTCGAGATGTTAATGAAAAATACCCATCCGCAAAAAGCTATTACGAAAAAAATAAAAGATTCAGTACTGAATATGACTCTAATATTAAAAGAGTCAACCACAATGAGCTTTTTGAAAATGACGATGAATATATCATAGAAGATGACCAGGAGACAGGCTTTAATAAGAAATATGAATTAAATGTTGATGACTTTATAGAGCTGATGACAGCAGAGCAAAGGGAGTTATTTTATTCCTACATCAACAAAAAAGGTACAGGGAAAAAAGGGCGATTCAACAACGCTGACAGAGAAAAATATAATGAAATATTAGAGCAGGTAACAAAAGACTGCAAAGACTTATTAAAAAAAATAAATAACTAATTATGACAGAACAAGAAGTAGAAGTTTTAAATGAAATTAAAAAGATAGAAGAGGTGTTGAAGACCTTTAAAGATGGTGGTGATTTGATTGTAAATATTGCCACTCAACAGCAATTGAATGTAATATTAGAAAAGTTAAAAATAGCTTATCCATCGGTAAAATATCCGCAACGTATAGATTCGTGTGCAGGATGTATTAGGAATTTTTTAGGTGACCTTCTACCAGTATTTGCGAGGTTGAGCAAGCAGGAAAAAACAACAGTAAATGAGGTAAATCCATTCAATCCGATTGGAAGCGATACAGATATTAAAGTAGAAGATGTGCCAGAGCCGAAGAAAGTAACGAACAACAAAAGAAAAAGAAAGTAAATTCTCATTTTATTATATACGTTTAATTTTTGAAAGGGATAGCTTAAAAACTATCCCTTTTTTATTTCGAAGGTTCAATAGGGGTTAAAGTTACAATAGTAATATCCCCCTCGGGAACAGCGGAAAATTCAACTTTATAGTTTATATCATTCATCAAGAAACCCTCAATAATTCTTCCTGTTTGAGTGGTAATATTTTTACTTACATATTTTTTTGCTTCCTCAACCACATCATCATATTTGTATACATCTGTAACATAATTTGTTGTAGTTTTTTTACATACAGCAAAGTAATTTTCACCCTCTAGATAATAGGGTGAATCTAGGGCGTAATAGGTGTTTGCTGTACCTTTTTTTATACGTAATTCACTAAATTTTCTTGCAAAGTGCGATATAATACTTTCATCCGTTATTTTCTCTAATTTATAAGCCATTTTTATATTATTGAATTACAGTAAATATAATTAATAAAATCCAATTCAATAATCATTACTCCTATATATTTTTAAACGCAATATTGTTGCGTGCCAATATTTATCACTGGAGATGCCTAAAAACAACAGGCAAATACAGGGAAATGGCAGAAAGACAACCACAAAAAAAGAATGCAACAAGTATTAAAAAAGGGGTAAGTGGTAACCCTAAAGGAAGACCAAAAGGAACGCCTAATAAAGTAACAGCAAGAACAAAAGCCACAATTGAAATGGTAATGGATAACCTAGCGGAGACCATTATTGAAGATTTAGCAACGGTAAATGCTAGCAGGAGATTGCAAGTATATATCGATTTGATGAACTACATTAAGCCTAAATTATCCGCTAACAAGAATGATAATACAACGGATGTAAAAGGCGATGTTAAAATAAATATTTCATTTGGAGACCTTTTAAATACTGACGAGGGTAGCGACAGTGAATAATTATAATATCAAGCTTCCAACTCCGCACCCAAAGCAGAAAGAAATATTAAACGCATACTTTAACAGTAAGGTAAAAAATATAACTATAAATGCTGGCCGCAGGGGTGGGAAGAGTACAATAATGAGTATCATCGCAATTGTTGAAGCATGTAACGGTAAGCAAATAGCCTATATTTGTCCGCAGTATAGCCAAGCCAAATTCTTTTTCAATGAAATATTAAAGCTATTACCCCTTAACGTAGCTGAAAGCAATAAATCAGATTTAGAAATAAGCTTTATTACAGGCGGACAAATCAAATTTTATTCGGGAAATGGCGATAGTCTGGACGGTACAATACGGGGGAGAAATTACGATTTGGTCATCGTCGACGAAAGTGCATTTATTGCCAACTTACAGGAAAAATTAGACGGTGCAATAGGTGCAACATTGACTGATAGGGATGGTCGTATGTTGCTGATTTCCACGCCTTTAGGAAAAAATTACTGGTTTGAAATCTGTCAAAAAAACGATGGGGTATTATGGTCACATTTTCGTTACACCACATACGATAATCCCTATATCAAAAGAGAAGTTATCGATAGGTTCAGGCAACAATTAAGTAAGGCACAATTCAATCAAGAATATCTAGCGATAGCAGGAGAGAATGCAAGTGCAATTGTTGATAGTGAAGTCATTGAAAGAAATACGATAAAAGAATATAGCAATAACCCTACAGTTGTCTATGGAATTGATATTGCAACATCTCCTGCTGGTGACTTCACTAGTATAACGGGGCTCGATTCTAATGGACACATGACAGAGCATCAACATTATAGGGGTTTTGATTCTAATTTATTGGAGGGAATTATTAAAAATTTACCAAGCGGAGTTTTAAAAGCAATTGATAAGACAGGTGTAGGGGATGGATTATTTTATCGCCTGCAAATGGTAGCGCAAAATGTAATAGGTGTGCATTTCGATACTTCAACCAAACTAAATCTAATTACGGAATTACGTGTTGCATTGAATACAGATAAGTTAAAATTTAACGAATTAACAGCTAAGGAGTTATCAACGTATATAGCAACCCTTAACCCGAAAACACATAATATAAGTTTCAACAGTATTTCGGGCTGTTTTGATGATACCGTTATAAGTTTAAGTTTAGCCAATTTCTATTTAGAAGAAGGTAAAGCAATGCACGATTCTAACGGCAATCCTTTAGCCAAGTACGGTTGGTAAGCCAATATTTATGGAAAAATAGTGATGGTAAAGAAAGAAGAATTAATTGATAAGCTACCCTCAAAATGGGCTGATATAAGCTTAAAGCAGTATATCACATTCAGGAATTTGATTGACAAATTAGGGGGAACCGATGACTTTGAAAAGGTATACCGCAATATGTTAGATATATATTTCTTCACCTTCACAGGAGTACAGCTTTATGATGTTGAAGGATTCCAACAGGTTGATTATTTTAAAGTTGCTGAAAGATTTAATGCATTTGAGAATGACGAATCAAACCAAACAGCAGATATTGATGAAAGCCTAATCAAGGGGTTTGATGAAATAATCTTTGAGGATTTACTTAGATACATGAACCTTCAAGAGCAGAACAGTATATCTAATTGGGGTGAAATGATAAATATACTTTTAAAAACTCCTATTGAAGATATAGAAAACCAAATGAACATGGCGCAAGCTAATAGGTTTTTTTTTGTTCTCGAAAAACAATTGACAAACTATTTAACAGCTTTGGAAACCTCTTTGAGGGAGAAGTTGAAGAAGAACCACAAGGAGCAATAGAAGCAAATCAAATGTATTTGAAAAAGGAGTTTTACAAACGGTGGGGGTATTTTGAGCTTTTACATAATGTTTGCGAATATCTTTTTATAAGTATGGTCGAAGGAATGAAAATGTTTGCCGTCGATGTGTTTGTTTATAGTTCATTATTAAAAGATAAGGTTAACATATTAAAGAAATAACTATGGCAAAAGGAATTAAGCAAGCCAGTAAAAAGGCACAATTCAACAACTTAATAGATAACCTTGTTGCAACCGTCGGTGAAGATAAAGGGGCGTTTTCCTTTAATATGACGGTATTGGAACAGATAGTGGCAGAATTTATTGAGAGGGTGAAAACAGAAATAAATTCAATTAATGACTTCTTGGTTACAGGCTCCATTGAAGAGCTTTCAATCTTGGTTAATAATATGAATGAGATTCAAGTGCTTGGTTTTCAACATATTATATATCAGGACGCTGGCGTTAACGGAACTCAAAAGAACAATGGAAGTCCATTCTCTTATTCACAATATAAACCCCCTGTTAGTGTATTTATTGATTGGGTTAAGAATCGACAGTTGATTACCTCTAACAACTCGAAGTTTTTTAAACATAGTGCATTCGATGATATGACGACAGATGAGAAGATAACCCAATTAGCCTATGCGATTAGGGCAAAAATATATAAAGAAGGTTTTCAATCTAAAGGTAGATTTTGGCGTGATAATGTCGATTGGTTAAAAACTGAATTAAATACACGGATTCGACAAGGGTTAGCAAATGACATCCGCTTCCATATCTTCAACAAGTATGGGGATAACCTACAAAGAAAATTATAAATAAATGGCAATAACAATAACAGGGCAACCACATACAATTTCCCCCAACGGGAATCTAAATACATGGATGTTCACAAGCGACAATCCGAATATAATATATTGTGTGCTGACGATGACTAAGGCACAAAGCACCGATATAATAGCGAAGAAAAAAGTATTCCCAAAACCCCTTACTAATGTGCTATCGGTGGATGTATCCAACGTACTTAAGAATTTAGCGGAATCGATATTGAATAACAGTAATGAGGTGATTACCTTAAGTTATCTACCCGAATACAATGTTAAAATAGAGGAATATATACTTGACCCTGCAACAGGTAATATAACAGCAGGAGATACAACGAATGAATACAGCAACTATTTTTTTGAAAGTGAAGAAAATGTTATAGACTTCTTTGGCTATGATAGTAATAAATACAACATTCAACCATATAGAGGGCCACAAGACACCACACCGAAAGCTAAATACTTGACCAACCAACAACAGGTAAAGAATATAACTACACAGCAAAAGGAGTTTTTAAAAATCTTTGATTTAAATAGGCAAGGGCAGAAGCTTAAAGTAAGTCTTTACGATAGCGACAATGATTTATTACTTGATGTATTGATACCAATTCAAAGACAAGGCAGTGAAAATGTGATTAATCTCAATGTATCGCCTTTAGCAATACTATCCCATCAATTAATAAAAAACAATGATGAGGTAAATATAACACACACATATAAGGTGGTCGTATTGGATGGTTCTAACAATGAAGTAAGCGAGAGCCGTATATACACAATGCAAGAATCTTGTCAATTAAGGGAGCGAAATATTGTCTATAAAAATGTGCTTGGTGGATGGGATAGTATAATTATCAATAATAGTATTGAGACACTAACAACTGCAAAGACTTATATCAATCGACCAATCAGCAGAAATAACACGTATTCCCAAGACGGTAAATTCTTTGGCAATAAAGATGTAATAAGCAATAACAACACATATAGTTATACTGCATCGTCTAATTATTTAGATGATTACGAAAGCAATTTAGCTAAAGAAATTATAACATCGAATAAGGTGTATGTGGGTGTTGATGATTTTATGGTAGAAATAACCGTTGACAACAAAACATATAAGGTACTTCAACAGCATTTGAACGGATACAAGCGCAACAGATTGGATTTACAGTATACTGCACCATTCTCAATTCAAAAATTACAGAGTGTTATAAATGCGAATGATATTAATTTAAATAACAATCCTGATTCAGCTCTATATCTTGCTGTTAATAGCGGTGATTTTGTTATCGATAATTGGCTTAATAGCGTAACATTAAAGTACTAATTCTTTTTTTACATACTACTTTTAGCCCCTTAATTGGGGCTTTTTTGTGAATTAAAAAATAAAGAAGATTTTAAGCCATATAAGCCCCTGTAATACATTAGAAGTGGTTTTGAACTATTGATATGAATGTTAAAAGTTATCGTATCCTAGAGCATCTAATGAAGTCAAATATTGATTCTATAACCGATTATTTGCAGATTAAAAAATAATGTCCCATCTATCTATATATCCCAACTGTTGATATAGACAAAGCCAATATTTATTCGAAAGAAGTTTAAAAAATGGCGAATAAAAAACAGTTTCCTAAAGATTTCACGAAAAAAACACAAGTCAACGACACTGATAAAATATTAGGTGCTGATGCAGTTAGTGGTGACCCTTATTTTATTGAGGTCGGAGAAATCACAAAGAACAAAGTTGATAAAGAAAACAATAAAAGCTTAGTGCTTGATAGCGATATTACCAAGCTCCAAGGCTTGCCAACCAACGCACAATTAAATACCTCACTAAATAATAAGGTCGATAAGGTTGCAGGTAAAGGTTTATCAAGTAATGACTATACCAATGATGAGAAAGCCAAAGTTGCGAAGATTAAAGTTGATGTTGCAGGCGATAGTAACAAATTCCTCAACGAAAAAGGGGAGTATAAAGAAGTAATTGTCCCTAAAGCACCGGTACAAAGTATCAGTGTGAACGGTAATGACGTAGCACCCGATGTTGACGGCAATGTTGCTATTACAATCCCTGATGCACCAATACAAACCATTGATGTTAATGGTGAAAATGTTGCGCCTGTTAATGGTAAAGTATCAATAACTATACCTGATGCACCTGTACAAAGTGTATCAGTTAATAATGCAGTAGTCGAGCCTGATACTAGCGGTAACGTAAACATTGATGTGAATATCAACGTGGAGCAAACAATCAACCCTGCATCAACAGACCCTGTTAGCTCTAGTGCTGTTGCATCTGCGTTCAATCAGCTTGATGCCAAATATGGTACACAATTATCATTGGCTACAGTTGGAGAAGGTGATGACAAAGTTTATTCTATTTCATTGCTAAATGAAAATGGAGATATTTTAAGCACAACAGAGGAATTTGCAGGCGGTGGCGGTAGCGGAGAAGTAACAACAACCAAAGTAGTATTGACTAAATTATCGCAAAACTCCACAATTAAAAAAGGTGATGAAGTTATTTTGCAATACCAATATGACCACATTGATACAACCACTAATGTTAGTACAGGGAATCCTGCAAAAATAACAGCTAAAGTTACAGCAGGTGCATTGTCCAATACCATCGAAACAGTTGTTAATGCAGGTACAATTAACAACTTGGATGTATCGGAGTTACTGCAATTGGGTAATAACATGATTACTATCCGTGCCGAAGTTAATACAGGTGAAAGAATCCAAGTTGCAACGATTACATATACTGTATTGGTGGTGAATTTGGTTTTAAATTCCTCATTAGATATTGCTCAATACTATGATAAAGGAACATCTATTTATGTGCCTTTCTCTTTACAGGGTTCAGGAAATAAGACCTTAAAAACCTATGTTAATAATTCTCTATATGAGACTAGGACGATTACACAATCGACCGCTACAGGTACAATATTAATTCCTACATCGAGCTATTCACATGGTAATATCAATGTGCAGATTGTTGCGGAATTAGATGTTGTAAGTTCTACTATCTTATCCAATAGTATCTATTATGATTTGATAATAAGAGAAGCTAATAATAGTAATCCTGTTGTTGCATCAAGATATAATTATTTAGATGGAAGAATCATTGAAGCAAATCAAAGACCGTCAATTGTTGCTAAGCAATTCGAAGATTATACAATCAATTATGCGGTTTACGACCCATCCAAGCCTACCAAATTGGTAAATGTAATAGTTGATGGTGCATTGATTTCGAGCGCAAACGTAGGCTTTACAAGTCAACGAGTAACCAATAAAAGTATATCAGCAGGGGAGTATGTTGCTAAGATTACAACAGGTACTATTGTGTACTTATTTAATGTATCTGTAAGTAACTCAAACATCAATCTGTCAGAACCAACTGATAATATGGTATTCAAATTTGTAGCAAGTGGACGAACCAACAACGATGTAAATAAAGATACTTGGAATTCAACCAATAGCCCAATAACAGCAACGTTAAGCGGAGTTAAATTTGGTGGTGATGGGTGGTTAAATAATGCTTTGAAATTGTCCGACAATGGAAGAGCCACCATAAATTATAATGCGTTGAACGCAGGTAACGCAATCGTTAGTAATTCCTTTACATATCAAATCAAGTTTAAAACTAGTGATATAGTTGATGACAATTCACAATTGATAAGGTGTTTAGATGCTGACGGAACAGGCTTCGTAATCACTGCAACGCAGGCGTTAATGCAAACTAAAGGTAAAGCTACAGTTAGTATGAAGTTAGCACCAAACGAGGTGTATAATATTACGTTTGTGTCTTTTCCTTTCGTTTCTCCTACGTCCTCAGAATACGATAAATTAAATGATTCAATGCTCTACTTGTACATCAATGGTATTATGTCAGGTGGTGTACAAATGTCTAATAGTGATTCAATATATCAAGCTATACCATCAAATATTGTATTGGGCGGTAATGGTGCGACGTTGGAAGTTTATTCAACTAGGTTATACAATAGATACTTATCGGATAGTGAAGCATTGGATTTATATATTGTTGATTTAGATAATGTAAATGATATTGTAAGCAAGTATAACGCAAATGCAATTGTAGACGGTAACGGAGAAATCACGGTTGACAACGTTGCAGAGGATATGCGATACATGGTTATTACAGGTGTTGAAGCCAATGGTGTACCAACTGTATTGCAAGCGGCAATTAACAACAATAAAAAAACTAAGTATAACGTTACTGAAATTTTGCACATTAAAAAGAGCGAACCACAATTGAATTTTAAATTGGTAGGTGGCTCGATTCAATTGCAAGGTACCAGCTCGCTTGCATATCCAATCAAGAATTACAAAATCACACTAAAGAATTCACAAAAAGTTGATGGTGAATTTTATTTAGGTTGTGATGCACAAGGTAATGGTGGGGTATTACAGGATAAAGCATTATTTTCATTTAAGGTAAAAAGCGATAACGGCAAAGTGCCTGCACCTGTAAATCTTTGGTGCCTGAAAGCGGATTTTGCCGAGACTTCAAGCTCGCACAATACAGGTATGGCAAGACTTGTACATAATACTTTGACAAGTATTGGAGAAAAAACACCACCACAAAAGGCTGTTCCAAATAATTACGCATATGATGTGCGTACCACAGTAGATGGTGAGCCTTGTTACCTGTTCTATAGAGCGACTGTAAATGATGTACCTAAATTCCTTGGTAAGTTCAACATGAACAACGATAAAGGAACGGAACAAGTTTTCGGATTTTTAAACATCCCTAATTACCATGTTGAAGCTGATGGTGTAACCCCTACAAATTGGATTCAGACAAAATTTGGCGGTAAAAATCCAACTGAATGCTGGGAGTTTTTAAATAATGATTATCCAATGGGTTCATATTTGGATGATGATTTTGACGTAAAAGTTGATGTTGATGGTAAGCAAATACCGAATTGGACACGTGTTTTTGAAGCTCGTTTCCCTGACAACCAAGATACCTATGCGGATGGAACAAAGAAGCCTTATTATTTGGAAAGGTTTGTTAAATGGGTTAAAGCCACACGAACCGATACAACTAAATTCAAAAATGAATTAAAAGACTATGCTGATGTAAAATACCTATGTGATTATTATGTCTTTACGGATATAATGGGAGCAGTTGACCAAAGAGTAAAGAACCAAATGTTAGCCTTTTGGTATGATACCGAGAAGGATAAAATGTTAGCCTATTTCATCTTTTACGATAATGATACAATCATGGGTGTGCGTAATGATGGGCGTTTGAAATATAACTTTGACATTGATGAAAATACTATTGATACAGAGCTGTCAATTGGTGGTAATACGGTCTATGCTTATGCAGGTCATAATAGTGTACTTTGGAATAACTTAAGAACGGAGTTTCAAACTGAACTTCAAGAAGCATATACACGTATCAGGGCAAAGATGACGAATGACTATATATTTAACATGTTCGACAAAGAACAATCCGATAAATATGTAGAACGTGTTTTTAATCTCGATGCTCAATATAAATACGTTAAGCCAAAAACATTAGGTATTGATGTTAACGTTGGTGGAACCGTTTCAAATTTGAAGTATTCGTATTTGGAAAGTATGCAAGGTTCTAGGAAATCCCATCGTCATTGGTGGTTAACCAACCGTCTAAATATCTTTGATGCCAAGTATTCAACAGGTCAATATACATTGACTGACTTAGCGTGGAAAGGTTATTCAAATGCAGGTGCTAAAATTAAAGCAGTTCCATCAAGGGATTTTTATTTCCAAGTTAGACGTGAAGGTACAATAATGACCCATGCGAAAGTAAGTAAGGGTGTTGAATGGTCTTATACCTATCCGAACGATGCAAACATCGGTACTATTTTTCACCTTTATGGAGGTTTGTACATGTCTAGTTTGGACTTGTCCGAATGGGGCGGTTTTACCGATTTGAATTTACCTAGTTTACCTGTTTTAGATACTTTAAAATTAGGTGGTGCTACAGGTAAAACATACCCACTAACTGAAATTGCAGTTGGTAATAAATTACCAATGTTAAAAACATTGGATATTCGCAATTATACAGCTTTACCTACTATTGATTTATCTAGCTGTACACGCTTAGAGCAAGTAAACGCATTAGGCTGTAATAATTTGGCTTCAATATCATTTGCTGATGGTGCGCCATTACAATTATTGGTATTACCAAAGAACATGAAGAGCTTAGTACTTAACTCCGTTGCTCAATTGAATAATACAAATATCCAATTCCCTGATGGAAATAGTTTACAAGTATTATCAATTTCTAATTGTCCAAATATCGATTGGTATCAGTTCTATTTAGCTAACAAAGAAACTATAACAAATATCCGTGTTACAGGCATCGATATGAAGGGCGATGTTGAATTTTTAAATCAATTTAAAACCCTCGGTGGTGTTGATGATAAGGGGAATTTAGTTACTACAGCACGTTTGGTCGGTTCTTTTCGATTATCACAATATTACGATGATATTGCAGTTTTGAGAACGCAATTCCCTGAATTGAACATTATACAGGCCGAATATAGTAGCGTCGTTTATTTGCGTGATGTTGTAGCAACAGCGAACATATATAATCCCGAAAATAAAACAGGTTATACTACTGCATTACCTTATGTACCAAGTGGACATATTAAAGCTTTGTTAGACAAAAGACATAGGTATTTAGGTAAAAAGTCAGGTAATACAATGAACATTGCACAGTTGAGCGATACCAACAGTAACTATTATGCGGATGGTACAACACTAGCAACAATCGATGGAACTAACGGAGATGTGTTTATTAAGGAGCCTTCATATTGGTATAAAGGAATTACGAATCACAAAGAAGGTAAAAGTGTTATCTATCTTTCAACAAATTCAGAGAAGCCAAAAAGCCAAGCTATACAACGTAAAGTAATTACAAAAAATGACCTTAGAAATAGCGGTGATTGGGAGCGAATCGCAGATAGATATTTAGCTAAAGGATATGCAACTATTAATGCATCTTTAAAGCAGGTAAATGTTAGCGGTAACGGTTCAGCGACTGATTACGGGATTTATAGAATAGATGTAAGTGGTTTTAATTTTATCGCTTTTCCGATGGGATATAGTGCGAGTGAGTTCCCACAAGTCAGTTTATTTACAGATGCAAATGACAACGTACTTGATACAGTTGAAATTAAAAATTCCTCAACATCAAATTCCAATTGGTGGGTTGATACGGTTTGTCAAATTCCTGCAAATGCAAAATACTTATATGTATCGGGTAACTCATATTATGCTGATAATTATATCGATGCTTTTAATACACCGATTAGTTTAGTCAAGGGTGATGATATTAGCGATGTTTACGATTGGAACAAGTTCGATGAATGTTTGTTATCAGCCTTTCCGAATAGTTATAATGCAGATAATGACCCTGTTATAAGGTCTAAAAAAGGTGGTACATATACAGCAAGCTTGTTAAGTTTGGCAGAAATTGAAACAAAAATAAATGCAAAAGGAGCAGGTTTTAAAATTCCTAAATACGGACTGTTGAAACATATTCAAATTCTGCACATGATTGCATACGGTGAAAGGAATTTCCAAACTAAGTTTATCTACAATGTTCACGATACAAAACCTAATTTGTTATTCTCCAATTATGGTGCATCCGCCCCATACGGAATGAAGGAAACTAACGGTGAAAACTCCGATTCTCCAAGATATAAACTTGCTGACGGCTCATTTATTAATACACCTATTTCGGTTGCATTCGGTTACGAAGGGCTGTATGAAAATCGGTTAGCTGTAGAACACTTTTTGCCGTTCACTTATAATGGCTATACAAATAACGCTTATCAAACTTTGATTACAGATGTTGAAGGCGGAAGAAGGGGATTATTAGGGTATTATCAGGATATAAAAGACTTGCAAATAGGTCGTTACGTGGATATGTTGCCCGATATGAATTGCGATAGACGGCAATTGTTATACAGCTATAGTGCTAGTTATTTCCAATACCCAGCTTATTACGCAGGAGATGAAAGACATATACTTGGATTCGCTTCAAATAACGTGGAGAACCGTGTTATGTCAAGTAGTTATATATATACAACAAACAAAAATGTAACACCTCGCTTCGCCTTCTATGGTAATATAGCGGTAGTTACTCCTAATAATTATTAAAATGTTAAAGAAAGTAGAAGATAGAAAAATGGGTGGGCTGTTATTGGCCGACCCATATAAAGATATTTGGGTGTGTGAAATTCCTTGCAGTAATAACGATACCCATTATTTATTTAATAAGGAATACAAAGGAAAACCAACACAAGAAACTGTTTCAGATGATGTATTAAGCGAACTAAATAGCGAATGTGAAAAGGAAATTACAGAGGGTTTTAAATACAATGAATATTCCGTTTGGTTATCCCTAGAAAATCAGCAAAACTACAAAATGCTGTATGATTATTTTGCCAAAAATTCCGCTAAATTACCCCTGAAAGTAAAGCTATATGATGAAAATGGAATAGGAGAGTATGAGGAATTTGCGTCTTTTGCGGATTATGAAGTCTTTTATTTTTCAACAATAGAACATATCAATCAAACATTGTCAAAATATTGGCAAATTAAAGATTCGATTGATTGGTCGGTGTATGAAATTTAATAACTATATTCAAGTTAAAAAAATCGAAATTGTTTTCATAAAGTTGTTTAGATTAAAATACCCCCCTTGTAAGTGGATGTTGCAAGGGGTTTTTTATTATTAACCCCTGTTGAAAAGCCAATATTTATCTGAAAAATATAATGGTCAAAAAATACAATCTATTTATAATGTCGGACGACAATAGCGAAGCCTATGAACTTGATATTAATTCGTTCGACACTTCAACAATATTTTCAGTTGAAAATTTACAGGATATTACAAAACGAAATGATACAATCACAATTGATATTAAGTTGTTGAGAACTAAAGCGAATAATATCGCACTTGGTAATCTATTCGATATTTCGACATTTTCGTCACCTCAATACAACCAACAGCTAGGTCATAATTATATCCCGAATCAATTGGTTAACTGTCAACTTTATGAAGACAATACTCAATTATTAAAAGGCAAATTACAGATTGTTGATTTTGATAAGAGTGAATATAATGCTGTAATAACAGGCGAGGTTGTTAGCTTCATGGGTAACATTAAAGACCGCTATTTACATGAGCTTGATAGCTTGTCAGAAGAGGTTCAATTTAATTATACATACATTACTCCGACTTGGACAAGTTCAACAGCTAGCTACCTTTTCCCGATGTTGGATTATGGTGTCGATTATCGTACAGGGGTGTTTGACCAATATGATAACAACTATGACATCAATAATTTAAGACCTGCATTTTATCTGAAATCGTATTTCAATGCAATTTTTAAGGGGTTCAGATTTAACGAAACAAAACAAGTTTACACTCAAAGAAAACAAGATAACACGCTATTGAATAATAATACGGTCGATTTGTCAAAAATTGAAAACATTATTAATAATGTATTTATCCCCAACAACTTTGAAAACTTTACTAAAGTAGTAGACGGAATTGTCAGTAAAAATTTACTCCATAAATTACCAATTACGGGCGGTACGAGTATGTTATCAATCAATGGTATTGCTAATGAATACGATTCTACAATAGATGATTTTTGGACAACAGGAAACAGAGGGGAGTTTACCACATGGGAAGGTGGCGGAAACAAAACAACTCAAATTAATACTAAGGTTTTAATTCCTGCAAACAAATATGCTAAGGGTATTTTCAATATTCGGTATCGCTTCGTTGTACCATCGGGTACGTCAGGCACTTGGCTTGTAGGACTGGCAAATATAGAAGGTGCAACTAAGTTGGAGCAGGGTAATATGCAGTACTATAATAAAATCCAAAAGCTATCAACCAGTGGTAGTCAGGAATTTAATATGGATTTTGATGTGGAGTTTGAAAATTTAAACGGTGGTCAATGGGTATTTGCATATCTTAGGGAAGACCAAAGTAGCGCAAATTCCTCGATTCAAAGTCCGCTGTATCTCGATAACATAGCAATACAAGTTGGTAAAGTAAATACAACAACGGAAATAAGTGTTAATTATAATGATTATATAAATGTATTTAATTACATACCAAAAGATATTAAGATAGTGGATTTTTTGAAGTCAATCATGCAGATGTTCAACCTTTATTTATATCAGGACAAAGACATTCCGAATAGATTTGTATTAGACACGTATAACAATTTCTATCAGAATATCATTACTCTAAATCCTACAAATGCTACTGATTGGAGCGATAAAATAGAATGGAGTAAAGCTAAATTTAAAACCAATATTGATTTGCCTAAATCTTATTCTTTCAAGTTTACAGAGGATGGAGACATGATGAATAACTTTTATCAGGAAACCTATAAATCAAATTTTGGTGATTATTCGATATTAAATGAAAACGGAACAGAAGATGATAATACAGTTGAATTAATTTTTGCACCAACCATTAATCTAAGCCATTCAAAAGACTTGAAGAATTTACCAATAATTTACGAATCAGATTCTTTAATGGGAGAAAAAAAACCATTTAAATCTAACATTCGGATTTTGTACAACAATGGATTAAAACCTGTTTCCCCTTCGTATGAAATAAAAAATGGTGATACAATGATTGGTTATCGACCTTCGTACAACTATTGCAGTATGTTAAAATGGAGTGCATCCGATGTATTTGAAGGTATGTTACTTTTTGATATTCCTTTCAATTTGATGACCTATGACTTTACCAATATAGACAAATCCAAATCCCTTTTCAATCTATATTATACAAATAGGATAAAGGAGTTGACAGATAATAATTTGACCATTTTGGAAGTTGAGATATTTTTAACTAAAGAAGACATTGAACAACTAGATTTTACCAAGCCAATCTATGTGGAAAATGAAGATGGTAATGCCTATTTCAAGTTGTTAGAAGTGAACTACAATAACAATACTTTACTATCAAAGTGCAAATTGCAGAAGATTACGATTTAAAATATATTTGTTCATACAAGTACCCTACATACCAGAGTATGTAAATGAGGGCTATCCAATTGGGTAGCCTTTTTTGTTTCCACCCTTTGCCACCAAGCCAATATTTATCAATAAAAAATATATGGCTATAAAAGGAAATAATGGCAATAAAGAAGAGATATTACTAGGCGTACAAATTGATGTAGCAGAAGCGGAAAAGAAAGTTCAGGAATTAGAGAAAAAACTTGATGCTCTAGAAGAGGTCAAATTAAAAGTTTCGGGTGATGCACTTGCACAGGTCAATATGGAAATTGAACAAACGACCAAAGCGATTAAAGACCTCAATGAAACAATAATTAATCCCTCTTCAAATGTCGATGAAATACAAAATGTTGGTAAGGTCATTGAAGATTTAAATGACACAATCGAAGATGTAAATAAGAATAAGGTAAAGCCCAAATCAGATAATAAAGACCTAAAAAATACAATCCTTTCACTTAATGAAATGGATGATTTATTGAAGAAACTTAGAGATGAACAACGCACAACCAAAGACCCTTTAAGACTTCAACAGCTTGCAAATGAAGCTAAAGATTTAACTCTACAAATTGATGCTTTAGAAAATGGTTATAAGGATATTAACGGTTCCATATCAGTTTTAGAGGATAAATTATATTCGCTTTCAGTTGCAGGTAAACAAAATAGTGAAGAGTTCGCCACAATTTTAAGTCAATTAACACGATATAAGCAGGCAGTTATTGAAGTTGATAAGACCGTTGACACCCTAAGTGTAGATAAGTGGACAAAACTTGTTGAGGTCGGAGAATCTATGACTGGAATTTTTGGAGCTGTTACCGCTTCAATGCAATTAATGGGAATTGAGTCTAAAACAGCAGAAGAAAATATTGCAAAGTTGATGCAATTACAATCCATCATGCAGGGGTTACAAAGCTTAAACCAATTCCGCAAGCAATGGACTGCCTTGATGTCATCAATGAAAGCAGGAAAACAGGCAGGCGAAACCATCAACACAATTGCGAGTGCAACAGGTGAAGCAAGCACAGCAACGGAAGGTTTGGCAAGTGCAACAAAAGGTGCTACTGGAGCAACTAATAGCTTTGGGATGGCCTTCAAGGCCGTGGGGATAGGAATTTTAATTGCGGGCTTGGCTCTTTTAATATCAAATTTCGATAAGCTTAAAGAAGTCGTTTTCAACTTAGTTCCTGGTCTTAAAGATGTAGCCGTGTTTATAGGTAATATTATCCAAAAAGTTACTGATTTTATCGGTATTACATCCGAAGCCCAACGTTCTCTAGAAAAATTAAAGAAGCTAAATGAAGGTATCGTAACAGGGATTGATAGCCAAATTGAAATGCTCCAAGCACAAGACGATAAGGAGAAAGAAATTTATGAATTATCGTTAAAACGTAACTCTTTAAAACGTCAATCATTAATTGAAACGGCAAAAGTCAACAAGAAGCTAAATGATGAGGAACAAAAACAACTAATTGAACTTAATACGGAGCGCAATGTGTTGATATTAAGCGAGCGTAAAAGATTAAATGACCTTGCTAAAGAAAGAGTCGAAAAGAATAAGCAAACTTATGATACGTTATTATCTCAATTGAAGGGATATTTAAAAGAAGCTGAAAAAGTAACTTATGCATCAAATCATAATTCAAGACAAACCGATTTAAAAAATCTTGCAGATAAGTATAAAGAGCAAATTGCAGTAGCTAGGAAATTAAATAAAGATATAACAAAGCTTGAACAAGCTGAAAAAATTGAAAGGAATATCATTAATAAGAAATATGATGATGAATATTTTAATTATATCAAATCAAATAGCCGTCAATTTTTGGATGATTTCAGTCGTGAGTACTTAGAGACAATAGAGTCATATACTAAGCAAAAAGAAAATGCAACACCTGAACAAAAGGCTGATTTAGATGCAAGGCTAAACAATCAATTAACTTATTTATCACGATTAAAGCAATTAGCCATTTCCCAAAAGGAAGCCGAAAAGGATTTAGCAAATTCATTAGACAAAAATGAAATTGACGATGAAGCAGACAAATGGAAATTTAAGCAACAAAGGGAAAAGCTAGATGCTCAATTGCAAGCAAAAAAGGAGTATGAAGATACTTTATTGCTTATTACAACAGAATCTAAAAACCTTGAAAATAGCGAGATTCAAAGATTGTATGCGGAGGGGCAAGCTAGATTAAAGGAGTTAATGGCTGACCCTGCAACTAATGCGAATGAAATCACAAATGTGCAGGCTGAATTAAATGCTAAGCTAAGTGCAATAGAAGCTAACAATAAGGAAATTGAAGATGCGACAGAAAAACATAATAACAATATCCAAAAAGCTGAAAAAGCAAATAATAAAGCAAAGAAAAAGTTATTGGAAGAACAGGCAAAAGCGAAGCTAGATAACTTGTCAGTTATCGCAGGTGCAACCGACCAAGCACAACAATTATTAGGCGAGTCAACCGTAGCAGGTAAGGTTGCAGGTATAGCGACAGCAACAATTGACACGTACGTTGCAGGTACAAAAGCTTTTAAAGAAACACCTTATCCTTACAACTTCGTAGCTTTAGCAACCACAATTGCAAGTGGTTTAGCGACCGTAAAAAAAATAATGTCCGTCAAAGTTGATGGTGATACCTCAGGCGGAGCAGGAACAGATGCACCAACATTCAGCGCACCGGTGATTAATTCAACAGTCCTAAAAACCGCTGAAAACGGCACCGATAAACTAAGCGATGTAATCACGCAAAGCAACGAAAACCAAGTTGTTAAAGCTTATATTACCAATAGTGACTTAGAAACCAACGAACAGAAAAATCAATTTATCAAAAGAACATCGAGCTATTAGTTTTTTACCCCTTCTTAGTAAGGGGTTTTTTATTCGCCATCCAATATTTATTGGAAAAAAATATGGATAGAAAACTATACGAGCTAAAAGTAAATCCCGATATAGGTATGGATGTTAACGTGATTTCAATTGTTGATTCACCTGCTGTTGAAAGTTCTTTTTTAGCTTTTAGCAAACAGGAAAAGAAAGAAACCTTTGCAGTAGCTAATGAAGAGCGATTTGAACTAATTGGGGTGGCAATGATACCTGATAAAATCATACCTAGATATGACGATGCCACTAAAGAAGAATATGATGTGTTTTTCTCTAAGGACACGATTCGGACAATAGCCCAAAACTATTTTTATTCAGGTTATCAGCATTCGATTAACCTACAGCATAGTGATACGTTCGTAAATGCGCATGTATGGCAAAGCTATATCGTTGATTCAGTTATGGGACTAAATGCACCACACGGAATTAACGCACCTGATGGTACTTGGATTGTCGGTGTACAACTTGATAAGAACGAAACAAGTTCCCAAAAACTATGGAAGTTCATTAAAGACGGAACCTTTACAGGCTTTTCTGTTGAAGGTTATTTTATCAATCAATTAACACAAAATTTCAATTCCGAATTGACTTTAGAACAAGAAATTGATAAGGCTCTAAATGCTCTTATTAACAAAAAATAACAGGCCAATATTTATTGGAAATAAGAGATAAAAATGACAATAAAATCATTCAAAGAAATTAAAGCAAAATTCGATGATTTAGTATCTAAGTTTTCTTTTAAATCTTCAAATGTCGGTGAGACTGTTTACGAATATACGAAAAACGAAGTAGGTGAAGAGGTATATGTAAGCACATCGACAGGTTCAGAACTTGCACCTGATGGTAAAGTTGAATTGCCAAATGGTGATAGCTTTATCGTTAAAGATGGCAAAATAGCTGAAGTAATTACAGTAGCAAATGAAGATGCTGAAGAATTAAAGGCTGAAGACGAAGAAGAAAAAGGTGATGCTGAAGAATCGAAAGAAGACGAAGCAATTGACTTATTAATCGAAGGTGTTGAGGAAGAAAAGGATAAGGAAAAAGAAGACTTAGCCAATGAAGAGCCAACAGCAGACACCAAAGAAGTTGATGAATTGAAAGCTGAAATTGAAGCCTTAAAAGCAACAATCAAAGAATTGAAAGGAGAATTTGCCAAACAAATCGACACCAAAATCGAGGAATTTAAAGCAATTCTAAAAAATACGCCTGCATCATTTTCAAAACAAAATACTGTTGCAGAAGCGGAGAAAGAAGACAAATTCTTGCAAATGGCAAGACTTAACAAAGCAAATAAGAAATAATATATGAGTTATAAAGTAGATTCGTTACCAAAGCACATTTTGGTATCAGACGAAACAGAGAAATTTTTAACAGAATCCGTTTTAGGCGGTCAAACAATTGACTTCTTGTCAGATAACGGAGCATTTACAGATGGTTTAATCGGTGGTTACGAGCCTGTTAACATCTTAAAAACAGATACAATTTTCCAAGATGGTAAAATTTGTGAATTGCAAGATTTAGGCGATGTTGCATTAACCCAAACAGACATTTACGTTAAGCCATTAGCGTTCATGCAATCATTCTGTAAGTTGGATTTAAATCCAAAATGGACAGGTGAGGTGATGAAAGCCAAAAAAGCAGGTAAAGTAATGGATGAAATTGCTTTTGCTGATGCAATTATGGCAGGTATCAAAGAATCTAATAAAGAACAGATTGAACATAATGTATGGCAAGGTAAAGTTGTAGCAGGTCAACCTGCAACATTTGATGGATTTTTGGAGCAATTAAAAACAGGTACTGCTGATTTGTCAACAGCAACAGGAACTAAATTGTATGAAAAAATTACATCTGCATTTTTGTTAATGCCTGTAGCTGTAACAAACAAAACTGATTTTAAAATCTTTATCGGTTCAGACTTATACCGTCAATATGTTGCAGAAATTTCAGCTTTGAATTTGTTCAATACATTAGACCCGTTAGCGGTTTTTGGTACAACTGCATCGTTTGTTGTATGTGATGGTTTAGCAGGTTCAAATAAAGTTGTTTTTTCACGTGCAAGAAATTTGCAAGGTAAGGGCGACATTACAAGCGATGTAACCGAAATTGAATCTTTCTATGTTCAGAAAGAAGATAAAATGTATATCCGTGGTCGTTTTGGCTTAGGTGTTAAACCTGTATTCGTTCAAGAAATCGGAGTTTTAGACGTAGCGTAATCGCTATTAAAAAAAGAAAATATAAGGGTGGTGCAATAATATCACCATCCTTTTTTTATATAAAAAAATATTAAAAATTATGGCATGCAATTCCAGTCTGGTTGGCTATATAAAGCAATGTGGAGAAAAGTTAATTGGGGGTACCAAGAACATCTACATGATAGCATACAATGACTTAAAAAATATCGAAGGCTCAACAAGTGTGTATTCAATTACAGCAGGTAAAGTGAGCGAAGTTGGTTTACAAACATCTAAAAAGTTTGTTAAAATCGAAGTTGAGAATAAAAATAACTCAATTACTGATACAATTACAGTTGGCGATAACGGTATCATCTCAGGTACTTTTGCCTATACGGCACAAATGGTTGGATATTCAGCAGAAGCAAATCAATTTGTTTCTTCTTTACTAGGTCAGCCAGTAGCGATTATCATTGAATTAGCTAATGGTAGTTATGTAATCGGTGGCCTTGAAGGAACAGTTTATTTAAAAGAAAGTGTCGGTACAATATCAGCAAGTGATTTAAATAGAACATTATCATTCAATGGTGAGATTTATGCGCCAACTCCCGAATTAGATAAAACTATTTTGGCAACCTTAATCTAATCCCAAATTAGAGAATAAAAAAATACAAATCCTACCAAAGGGGCTTAATCTAGCCCCTTTTTTTATAGGCCAATATTTATCGAAAAATAGAAGATGATAATCGACGTAAAAGAAGATGTAAATAGGTTGTTTTTCAGTGTTGCACCCTTCACAATAGAGGGGGCAGTGGTATTGAAACTAACTAAAGAATCATCAAATAAAGAAATAGAATTCGATTTAACACCCGAAATAATTACCGACCGATTCATAAAGGTTTTGCACTCTTTCAATGACCTTGAAATTGGTAAATATCGCTATGAACTAGTCAACAATGAAGTAAAAATCGATAGCGGATTTTTGACGGTCGTGGGAGAATCGAAAAAAGTTGCAAAAGAAAGAGCAACAGAAGTAAGAAAAGTGATTGATGGAAGAAAAAAATAACCAAATAAATTATAAAATAGAAAACTTTGCTCGGTTTATAACCCCTTTACCAATAGAACCCAAACAGAGCAACGCAGATAAGCATGTAAATTGGGGTGAAGATAACCTATACCCTAATTTTTTGATTGATATTGCGGATAAATCATCGTTACATGGTTCAATATTGAACTCCAAAAGCAATTATATCTTTGGTGATGGGCTTATTGATAAAAAATCAGGGGAGTTTTTAAATGAAATCCAAGTGAATGAAGATGATTCGTTATCGGAATTGATTAAGAAGTGTATTAACGACTTGGTTTATTTCAATGCGTTTGCTGTTGAGGTAACATTTAATCAGTTGGGAGAGCCGTATTATTACTATCACGTGCCTTTGCACCATGTTAGGTTGAACAATTCAAAAACGACATTCTTTGTCAATAAAGATTGGAAAAATACACCTCGTACAGTATTGAGTTATCCAAAGTATTTTCCAAAGAGCAATGACACTACAGAGCCTAAAATATTTTATTTCAGCTCATACAACGTAAGCGTAAATAATACCTATCCAAGTCAAGATTATAAATGTATTGAGAGTGCAGTAACTGATATGTTAGTAACGCAATTGTTCAAAAATAATGTTGCAAATGGGTTTTCATTGACCAAAGTCATTAAGACCTTCAAAGGTATTCTAAATGAAGACGATAAAGCGAGGACAACCAAGAAATTTAGAGAAATTTTTAGTGGTGCAGATGGTGAAAATTTATTAGTTGAGTTCAATAGCCCACAAGAAAAGGGGATGGAAATAGACACTATTGAAGCAGATGATTATGCAAGTAAACTAATTGAAGTAATCAAGAAAACTGAACGTAATATTTTGTCAGCTCATCAAGCGACTAGTTCAATTTTATTCGGAATTGAGAAGGAAGGAAGCCTGGGCAATGCAACAGAATTAGAAAACGCATACCAATTATTTAAAAACAATTATGTTAAAGATAAGCGTATAGAAATTGTAAACGCATTCAATAAACTATTCCAAGCAGATGACCGATTACCAATAATAGATTTGAAAGATAAAGAAAGACTTTTCAAGCCTGAATTGGACAGTACTACCAAGGAAAAAATCATGTCCGTAAATGAATTACGTAGTGAAGCAGGCTTGGAGCCTTTACCTGATGGTGATAAACTATTGACCACTAATCAATCTTTTGCATCTGATAAAAAAAAAGATGATGATGAAATAGAATCTTATTCAGCAACAATTGAAGATTTTGAAAAAGTAAAGCATTTAGGAACGAACAAAGAGGAGTTTATTATTATTGGTAAAGCTAAATTCAGCGGTTGCGGACACTATCATTTTGCATCTAACTATAATTCAATTGAAGAGTATTTGTTAGATAATAAAATCGAGGGTATGACACTTGATGAAATTGCCATCAAAATTGGTAAGGAACTAAATCAAAATATCACAAAGCAGGAGGTTCAAAATGCTATTGAACTACTGAAAAATGCAGGGCTGATTAATTCAAAAACTAATACAGCAAATAACATCATCCATACTGCACCATCGAGCATTGCGAATGCTAACAAAATTGAGGTATGGTATGATTATGTTAAGAGAGATGAAGCGGATGGCAATACAATCATTCCAACAACACGTCACTTTTGTGAAGCAATTATTAACAGTAATAAATACTATAGTGCTTCGGACATCCAAAAATTTTCATCTGCATTCGGTTATAATGTAATGGAACATTGCGGTGGTTATTGGAAAAATAAGACGACAGGCGTTGTGAATAAACATTGCCGTCATGAATGGGTACCTGTTAAAGTAATAAAAAACTGATAATCAAATGGATAAAGTAAATTTAATAAGCATACAAAGTATAAAAAATAATAGTGTTTTGCCAAAAAATATTGATGAAAATATCATACAAATTGCACTTAATGAGGCGACTGACCTAGAATTGGAGCCTTTAATCGGTGCTGAATATATTGCAAATATGAGAACGAAGATTGCAGGAGATACGACAACGGAAACTGATAATTTTGTTTTAGATGAAGTTATTGAGCCGTTTTTGATTTATGCTACTATTGCGTATGCAATCGACTACCTGCATTTAAAAATCAATAATAAAGGTATCAACGTTTCCACTGATGCAACCTTATCAGCATTGCAGATAAAGGACAAAGATTCAGCCGTCCAGAGTGTAAAACAAAAAATGGATGGATATAAATCTCGATTAATCAAATACTTTGCAACTGACAATGACGAAACGACAAATACATCAATAGATGCTGATTCGACATTCAATTCGATGAACATCTATCTAGGTGATAACATTGACTATTCATCACAATATTACAAGGAGCGAGCAAGCAAAGTAAACTATTACAGAAGGGGGTATTGATGGTAAGAAATTTGAAATACATTAAAAATATTATTGAAGGATATTTTGCACAACATCCTATGATTAATGACATTAAATTTGGTGATACGGACAAGCTATCAACTTACAAAAAACTGAAATATCCGTTACTAAACTTCGAGTATGTCAAATCAAATTTTAATGCAGGTAACGACAATGCAACGATTTGGGAATTTGCAATAATGGACTTATCGGACGAACTAACGGAATTCGATATTATAGACAACACTAACGAAATTGCACAGGATTTTTTAAAGTGGCTTGCAGAACATGATGACATAGAAATAAGTGGTAATGTATCGGTTGTGCCTTTTAGCGACAATTTCGGAGATTTATGTTCGGGTAATGTATTTACAGTTACTTTTAGCTCATTCAGGAACAATTGTTTGAATATTTTACCAAAAAAAAACTAAATAATCCTATCATTTTTATAATACAGCCCCTTATTTAGGGGCTTTTTTGTAGATTAAAAAATAATAAAGATTTTACCTAATATTAGCCCATCTAATCAATTATTACCCATTCTGACATAAACATATTCAGGTCAAAAGTTATTGCTTTATACGTCATCTAATGAAGTGAAATTTTGTTTAAAGAGCCGATTATTTGTGAATTAAAAAATAATGGTCTATCTCTCTATATCTTAGCTATTGTGTTATAGTCAAAATCTATCTAAAGCCAATATTTATCTCAAAAATGGAAGATAAAAGATTACAATGGGCGGACTCCATAAGCCTACAAAGAATAAACCTAATACACCCAATCCTTAGGGACGAATTACGGAACCAATATTTAGAAATCAATACTCAATTACCCAAAGGTGTACGATTGAGATTAACCCACACACTACGTACTTTTCAAGAACAAAATGCACTTTACGCACAAGGTCGAACAACCAAAGGGAAGATAGTAACAAATGCAAAAGGTGGTACCTCATGGCACAATTATGCGATGGCGATGGATATAGTAATTCTATATGATAAAGACGGCAATGGAACCTTTGAAACTGCATCGTGGGACGAAGACAAGTATTTTATGACCGTTGTGAACTATTTCAAAAGTAAAGGTTGGTTTTGGGGTGGAGAATTTCGAACCTTTAAAGATAGTCCACACTTTGAAAAGACTTTTGGGTTGACTATAAGCCAAGCATTAGCCAAATACAACGCTAATGATATTATTATCAATAACGGTGTTAAGTATATTAAGATAGGAGGGTAATAGATGGATTTGATTTACAGCTTTTTTACATGGCTTGCTTCAACTTGGTTTGGGAAAGCAGTTTTATTTTTTTGGATATACTTTGCACCGATTTGGATTAGTTTATTGGTAATCGGAATCTTTGTTTTAATTGATGTTATAACAGCTTTGATGCGTGCTAAAAAGAACAATATTCCGATTCGTTCAAAAAGGTTACGGGATACTATAGGCAAATCAACAGCTTATATGCTTGCTCTAATGGTTAGCCACATGTTCCAAGTTCATTTTATGCCAATTGTACCAGTGCTTCAAGTAGTAGCAGTATTTATTGCAACAGCCGAATTGAAATCTATCATGGAAAATTTAGGTGACGTTGCCAATTTGGATTTTTGGACTATAATTAAGGAACGTTTGAGCGGTACCAATAAGAACTATTCGAAAGATGATGACAAAATCAAAGAATAGCTTTGTTACAAAGCAATCGATTTCAAAAATATTTTCATCTTTTTAAAAAATTATTTATCTGATTACTAGGTGCTTAAGTTTATACTAATTAGTAAATAATTCTCTATTGATATTGTCACCTTATACCCCAATCTTTGCTTTATGAAGCTGAAAACAAGGGAAGGATTGCAAACGCTAATAGTTAGTATATGCAAACGATATAACATAATAGTACCGTTAAATTTGGGCGGTAAAACATACCAAGAATTGTTTGATGAGTTGGTTTTGATTAACCGTCAAATAATGAGAAAGAATGATTTATTGGATAATATAAATTGGAATTAA